CCGTGTCGGGCAGATGATGGGGTCTTACCTCTCTTTCCCGCTTCTGTGCATACAGAACAGGATGGCCTTTCTGTGGGCCGGAGGCAGGAACCTTCCCTGCAAGATTAACGGTGACGACATCCTTTTCCGTTCTGGTCCTGACTTCAGTCAGCACTGGATGGATACGGTGTTGTCTTTGGGATTGGAAGTAGAGCGGACTAAAACGAGTGTATCAGCCGAATACGGCTCGCTTAATTCTACCTTAATAGTTCGCGAAAAGGGAAAATATAAAGTGCGCCAGACGTTGCGCTTTGGTATGCTTAAGGAGTGTGGTGACATCACTTCACTTTGCCGGACTTACGAGGATTTCCTTCGAGGAATCCACGGACCGGCCAGGTTCCGTGCTGGCTTTGAGTTTTTTAGGTGGCATTTACCGTCACTTAAGGCTTATCGCCTTACGACGCACGAACTTGGTTTCCGTGGTGAACTTGCGTGGCGATTGACTCGCAAGTGGAACCTCCGCTTCGACAGACCTTCTGAGGTCTTGCCCGAGTTGGGTCCCGATCACAACGTAGTCGTCCCTCGTGACGGTTGCACATTTGTTGATCCGGATACGCTTAGGAAAGACGATAGGAAAGTTTCGGCGATGGAGCTGGCCGCGTGGAAGTGGGGCGTGGAATTCGCCTCCCGTTGTAAGCGCTCTGAGTTAGAGTTTAAGCTCAAGATGTCGTTAATAAGACCGATTGCGCCGCGGTTTTCTCCTTACCTTAGTGGTTTCGGGGAGAATAGCGCTACTAGTCGGCCGACTTGGGCTGAGACTCGTCGCTGGTACCTTGTACCTCGCGACGTGCGGAAGGAGACCTTCCCTCTTATGATAGAGGTCGAGGAGGAGCTCCCGCCTTATTCGGAGCACGAAAACGGGACGATACTGATAGACGTCAAGAAAGACAAGTAGTGAACGGACACGATTCGAGATTGGATCAGTGGCTTGTGCAGAAAGCACTTTCCTAGTAGAAGAGGCGCCTGGCTACGGCCGCTGAAGGAGCTTTGGGAGAGAACGTTAGTACGCCCCATGATCGGGTCGTGGTGAGGCGGCGGAAGCCGCGGCTGCCAAAAGAAAATATGCAGTGCGCTACTGCAGGACGTAGGCGTGTTGTAGGACACCTGAACCTGTGAATTGTCGCGACA